CCGAGACGCTGGCGCCGCAGTGCCGTTCCGTCTCGTTCCGGCTGCAGGCGAACGCCGAGGCGACCGACGGCGTTGTCGACCTCGAGGCCCGCACCGTCACGCTGTGCTTCGCCAGCGAAACGCCGGTGGACATGTGGTACGGCACCGAGATCCTGAGCCACGCGCCAGGCGCGATGCGCACCGGCGTGCGGCAGCAGACGATGCCGCTGCTGTTCAACCACAGCATGGACGACCTGCTCGGCGTCGTCGAGAGCATCTCCATCGGCGCCGATCGCCGCGCGCGCGCTGTCGTGCGCTTCGGTCGCGACGAGCGCGGCGAGTGGGCCATGCAGCAGGCCGCCGACGGCGTGCTCGTGAACGTGTCGTTCATGTACCGCGTCTTCAAGTTCGTCGAAGACACCGAGGCCGAGACCCTCACCGCGATCGACTGGGAGGCCTACGAGATCTCCCTCGTCACGGTGGCCGCCGATCCAACCGTGGGTGTGGGCCGCGCGGCCAGCACCGCAACCGAAAACGGCGTGCAGATCGTCCGATCTGCTGCCGCTTCCACCCCGACGCATGCCGCGCCGGGCGTTTCCTCCGCGCCCGTGGCGCATCCCCTTCCCGACTCAACTCAACAGGAGCAATCCATGATTCGCAAGCGTCACCTTTTCCGTGAAACCGCCAACGACGGCACCACCGGCAGCTCGGCCGGCGGCGCTGCGGCTGGCACCACCCTGCCGGCGAACACCGTCGAAAACGGCACCACCGCCGTCGCCGAGCGCGCGCACGTGCAACGCGGCGCCGAGGGCGAGCGCGCCCGCATCACCGAGATCGAGGCCATCTGCCGCAAATACGATCTCAGTGCAGACGTTCGCACAGGCCTGATCCAGAAGGGCGCCAGCGTCGACCAGGCCCGCCTGGCCGCCGCCGACATCGTGATGGAGCGCGCCAGGACCACCAACGCGCCGGCCGCCGACTTCGGCGATTCGCACAACCCCGATCTCTCGAAGAGCGAAAAGGCGCGCTACTCGATGATCCGCGCCGTCAACGCGGCGCTGAACGGCAAGTGGGACAAGGCCGGCTTCGAGCTCGAGTGCACCAACGAGATCTCGAAGCGCCTCGGCCGCGGCCCGCAGAACGAACGCGGCTTCTTCATCCCGACGAACATCCCGTTCGGCCAGCGCGCGACCTACACCGTCGGCACGCCGGGTGCGGGCACCACGGGCGGCACGATGGTGGCCACGCAGCTCATGGCGGGCAGCTTCATCGAGGTCCTGCGCAACAAGGCGCGGGTGCTGCAGATGGGTGCCACGATGATCAGCGGCCTGGTCGGCAGCGTCGACATCCCGCGCCAGACCGGTCAGTCGAGCTCGTTCTGGACGGCGGAAGGTTCGAACACCACGCAGAGCGAGGCCACCTTCGACAAGGTGAGCCTGTCGATGAAGACCATCGGCACCTTCAGCCAGATCACGCGCAACATGCTGATGCAGTCCACGCCGGACATCGACATGATCGCGCGCGCCGATCTGCTCGCCGTGATCGCGCTCGGCGTCGACCTGGCTGCGCTGTCGGGCTCGGGCTCGAGCAACCAGCCGCTGGGCATCGCCAACACTTCGGGCATCGGCTCGGTCGTTGGTGGCACCAACGGCGCTAACATCTCGATCGACAACTTCATCGACCTCGAGACGGCCGTGACCTCGGCCAACGCGCCGGAAGACACGCTCGCGTACCTGGCCAACGCCAAGACCGTGGGCAGCACCAAGAAGCTCAAGAGCACCACGGGCCAATACCTGTGGACCAACGCGCCGAACGGTCAGCGCACCGGCACCCCGGGCGAAATCAATGGCTACCCGGTGGCACGCAGCAACCAGGCCCGCAGCAACCTCACCAAGGGCTCGAGCTCGGGCATCTGCTCAGAGCTGTTCTTCGGCGCCTGGAGCGAGCTGCTGATCGGCGAGTGGGGCGTCGTCGAGGTCGTGCCGAACCCGTATGACGCGGCCGTGTTCAAGAACGGCGGCGTGCTGCTGCGGGTGCTGCAGAGCCTCGACATCGCGGTGCGTCACGCCGCGTCGTTCGCAACGATGAGCGACGCCCTCACGCCGTAAAGCGCAGCGGCCCCTTCGGGGGCCGCGCCACCAGCTTCATCCATCCCATCCATCCCCAGGAGAAATTCACATGGCTTCCAAGAAATACGTGGTCCGCATGGGCTTCGTCGTCTGCCTCATGCTCACCAACGCCGCCACCGGCGCCCAGTCCGAACGTCGCTACGAAGGCGGTGAAGAGGTCACGCTCGACGACGACCAGGCCGCCGAGCACCTGCACAAGCTCGAGTACGCGAGCCAGCGCGATCGCGATGCGGCTCTCGCGGCCGAGCGCGAGGCCAAGGTGGCCGCGGCCGCCGCACAGAGCCCTGTCGACCTGGTGAGCATGCTGACGGCAGCGCTCGGCCAGGCGCTGGCCACCCACGCGGCCAACCAGGCACCTTCGGCCTGACCTTCGGCACGCGCGCATGTTCTCCGCAGACGCCGCCACCTTCCTGGCTGACGACGGTGTGACGGTGACCTGGACGTCGAGTCCGGCGAACCCGAAGCCGAGCGGCCTGATGCTCTTCGACCGGCCCGACAGCGATGCCGAGTCGGGCGAGATCATCAGCCGCGACTACCTCGTCACCTTCGAGACGGCGGCGTGGGCGGGGCTCAAGCGCGCCGAGGTGCTCACGATCAATGGCGTCGCCTACAAGCTGCGCGCAGATCCGCACCAGCTCTCCGACGGCGTCTTCAGCACTGCAAAGCTGAGCAAGCAATGAGCACGGTGCTCGCGCAGATCCTCGATCGCGTCGACGTGGTGCTGAAGGCCAACGTGCCGAACGGCACCGGCGTCTATCGCGATCGCGCCGACGCTGAGAGCTTGCGCGAGGTGCCGTGCGTCAACGCGCTCGTCAAAGACGACTCGATCGTGTCGTTCGCGGCCGAGCTCGACGTGCACCAGGTGCAGCTCGAGCTGCGGATCGCCGTTCGCGCCGAGCCAGGCACGCCGGCTGCCGAGACCATTCACGCGTCGTTTCACCCCGCGCTGGTCGCAGACAGCGTGCTTGCCGGCCTGTGCGAGAGCCGCCGCATCGAGGGCGGCTCATTCGACCTGCAGGAAGCGGACACCACGTCGCTGATCAAGGTCGCGCGCTATCGCTTCACCTACTCGATTCCCCACAACACCCTCTGAAGGAACCCACCATGCCCCGCTACCGTATCAAGCCCGGCCACAGCTACCGCCTCGACGACGGCAGCGTGGCCACCGCCGGCGAAGTCATCGAGCTCGCCGCCGACGTTGCAGCCCAGCATCCCGCCAGCGTCGATCTCGTGCCCGACGAGATCGACCTGCCGGTGATCGAGCAGTCGCCGGCCGACTGAACCACCCCACAGCCAAACAGGAGCTACCAACATGGCAAAGCAGAAATTCGGCGTGGGCGTGCTCATCGCCATCACCCGCACCGACGCGCAGGGCAACCTGCTCGCGGTGCCCGCACCGTACCGCCTCGGCATCCTGCAAGATGTCTCGAGCGACTTCAGCTTCGAGGCGAAGACGCTCTACGGCGCCAACCAGCTGCCGGTCGACCGCGGCCGCGGCAAGGCGAAGCTGGCGTTCAGCGCCAAGACGGCGGATATCAATGCCGCCGCGCTCGCCGCGCTGCACTTCGGCGTCACGCCGACGGTCGGCGTCAAGCTGCCGGTGCTCGACTTCGCGGCGAACATTCCCGGCACGCCGTACCAGGTGACGATCACGCCGCCGGCGAGCGGCACGTTCCTCGCCGACCTGGGCGTGTCCGATGCGTCGGGCGTCGTCTTCACGCGCGTGGCCAGCGCGCCGGCGGCGGGTCAGTACAGCATGAGTGCAGGCGTCTACACGTTCGCCGCGGCGGACACCGGCAAGGCGATGCTGATTAGCTACGAGTACAGCGCCAGCAGCGGCGGCATCGTCGTGCCGATGACCAACCAGCTCATGGGCTACAGCCCGAGCTTCAGCTGCATGCTGTTCAACGACAGCAAGGGCTCGAAGCTCGCGGTCAAGCTCAACAACTGCCAGAGCGACAAGCTCACGCTGCCGTTCAAGAACGAAGACTTCAGCATCGCCGACTTCGGCTGGGAAGCGCTCGACGACGGTACTGGCACGGCGGGCTACTGGTGCCAGACGTGAGTGCAAAGCTGATGATCCCCGGCGTCGAGTTCGACTTCGGCGGCGGCCGGGTGTACCTGGTGCCGCCGCTGTCGCTCGGTGCCCTGCAGCTGCTGCAGGAAGGCCTCACGGCACTGCCTTCGCTCGAGGTCACTGATCCGAAGGCCGTGAGCACCATCCTCGAGGCGACGCACCTGGCGCTCAGGCGCAACTACCCGGAGATCTCGGCCGCCGAGGTCGGCGAGCTCGTCGACCTGGCCAACCTGGCCGAGGTCTATGAATGCGTGATGGACGTTGCCGGCGTCAAGCGCAAGTCGCAAGCGGCTGAGCGGCAACGGGGAAACGCACCGGCGGAGAGCGGCCAGGCTGGCACCGACTCTTCGCCGCCATCTGCGCCAACACCGGCTGGGCCTGGGACTACGTCCGCGAGCACGTAGACCTGCCCACCCTGCAGGCCCTCGAGGCCGAGTGGGCGGCGCACCCGCCAGTGCACCACCTGGTGGCCGCCTACCTCGACTACCAGGGCCCCGCCGAAGAGGCGCCAGACGAGCCGGACGAGCCTGCCGCGTACGCCGTATCGCCAGCGTGGCTGGCGAGCGCCTCGAGCGTGGCCGGCATGCGGGGCCTGCCGCCTTCGCAGGCCTTCGCAGAAGCAACCAATCGCGCCGATGCGGTCGCGGCCGCGGAACGCATGTTCTTTGGAGAAGTGAATGAGTTCAGACGGTAAGGACTTCAGCACCAAGGTCACGGCCGATCCGGCCGAGTTCGAGGCCGGCATGGCGCGCGTGGCCAAGGCCGCGCAGGACGCGTCGGACAAGGTGTCAGCGCAGTTCAAGCGGGTCAACGACGCGATCTCCAAAGTCAACAGCTACGTGGGCCAGTTCGCGGCGCTGCTCGCCGGCGGCGCCATGTTCAAGGGCGCGATCGACGGGTCGGTGCAGTGGACCAGCGAAACGGTGAAGCTGTCGAAGGCCTTCGGCATCACGACCGAGTCGGCCAGCCAGCTCAACACAGCGCTGCGCCTGACGGGCCAGACTGCCGGCGAGTTCACCGACATGGCGTTCAAGCTGCTCAAGCAGCTCAAGACCAACGAGGAAGGCATCACCTCGCTCGGCGTGAAGACGCGCGATGCCAACGGCCACATGGCGCCGCTGCTCGACACCATGCGCAGCGCTGGTCAAGTCCTGCTTCAGTACAAGGAAGGCGCCGATCGCGATGCTGCCGCCATGTACTTCTTCGGCAAGGGTGCGCAAGAGGCGATGCAAATCCTGAAGCTCAACAACGAGGTGATGGAGCGCGGCAAGGTGTTGGCCGAGCAGTACGGACTGAAGGTGGGAGCCGAAGGCGCGGCGCAGGTTCGCAACTACAAGATGGCACTTGCCGAGACGAACCTGGTGTTCGAGTCGATGAATCAAAAGCTCGGCGTGACCCTGCTGCCGCTCCTGACCAAGATTGCGGGCTGGTTCAACGAAGTGGGGCCCAGTGCGATCGCGGTGTTTTCGGCTGCGATCAAGGCGGTCATCACAGTCATCGAAGTTCTGGGCGCGGTAACGGCCAATGTCATGGTGCGCCTCGGTCAGGCGACGGACAACCTGAAGTCCACGTACACCACGATGAACAAGGTTAGCTTGGGCTACTACCTGAACGACTGGCGGATGATCTTTGACGCGATCAAGGATGGACAGGCCGAAGTAGCAGCGCACTCGACCGCCGCAAGCGAGACGTTGGAAGACACCTATCGTGCGGCCGCCGGTCGAATCAAGAAGCTGTGGGCGGGAATCGTTCCTGGCGCCGGGGCCAGTGGCGGCGGTGACACGTGGGACTCCATCCTCGCTCGCCGAGGCTCGGGAGTGGGAACGAAGAACTGGGTTGCGCCGGACAAGGGCGCCGCTCCATCGCGCATGGGGACATGGGAG